GCAACTTCATTTGAAGTGCACGTGCATTTTCTTTTGCAGGATCTAAAGGTTCTGGTTGTTTTGGTGGTGGTTTTAGAATTTGATCTATAGTTTTTGTTCCAAGTGCTTCATAAACACGTCTATATGCTTCGTGTAAGTTGTGCATTCCTGGATTTGACTGTGCAATTTGTAATTGTGCTTGTGCAAGTGTCACTCTTTGTGACATAGACATAATATTTGGGTCTGCAACAGGTAAAATATCTACTCTGTTATCAAAATCTGCTTGTTTAATTTGTCTTGGGCCACCGTAAACATCGTAAGGATATTCTGGTGGTAAGTATTCACCACAAATTCTTGCTAAAATTTTAAATTCTAGTCTCATTGCGTAGTAACATCTTTTGTGAACACCACTCATAACACGTGATCCTCTTTCCATCAGTGCCATTGTAGTTCCAACTGCTCTGTTTTGAGCATCGTTACCAATATTTGAATCTGTTATCGCTGCAAACTTTTGTCCTGCTTGAACAACAAAGCCCATTAAGTTGTAAAGTGTAGGTGATGGTTCTGTAAATGGTAAATTAAAAAACTGATCTCTAATATTTCCGCCAGGTGCATCTACATCTCTAAATTCTCCTGGTTGAATTGGTTGGTCATCATCTCTTACTCTAATACCACGTGACTTAAATCCTGCTGGTAAATTTTTTAAAGTACCCGCATCAATCAATTGTCTTAAAGATTGAGTTGCTGCTTGTGATAAACCACCAATCATATGTGTCAAACCAAAACCATAGAAACCTAATCCTGGTAAAAATTTATAATGCACAAAATATTCTACTCTTGCATAACCTAAATCACCTGGTTTGTAGTTTCTGTAAATAGATAAAATCTCTCCACTACCTTCATCAATAGTTACAATGTAAGGAATTTTAATTTTCTTAGCTTTGTCATCAAAATCTTCGTAGTCATCTAAATTTAAATCTACGTGCATTTCAAGAATTGTATTTAAGTAATCTGAACCTGTGCCTTTAACACCTTCTAGTTCATTTAATTTTTTTTGTACTGAATCTGGTTCTGAACTGCTATCAATTAATTCTATATCTCTATAAAAACCTGCAGCCATTTTCTTTGTGACATCATTTTGTGTCATCTTAATTACATGAGTTATTCTCTCACAATCTTTTAAATCAGATGCGTAGTATGGAACTACTAAATCTTCTGCTGGTATAAATTTAGATACAGGTCTATCTAACATTGCATCGTAATAAATTTTCTTAAACGTAGATCCAGATAGGGGTAGGTAAAATAACATCTGATCCATGTCAGTTGTGTAATCTTCCATCTCCTCCATCAGCAGGTAATTCATATAATCTTTAACTCTATCTGCTTGTTGTTCGGTAGCCGGTGTTTGTAAACCTATGACTTGTGTTCGAACTGGCCCATCAGATGGTACGAGTTCTTTGTACGCTTGTGCTTGGAATTGTGTAACCGATTCAGCTAACAAGGGATGCGTGACACCGGAAGCTCCTTTAAATGGTTTTGTTACTTCCTGGTACTTAGTTCCTAATAAATCTAAACCTTTAATGTAAGCATCTTCCCATTCTTTTCTAGATGTCTTATCTTTTTTGTATTCTTCAATAAGTTCCATGGCCATGTCCTTAAGCTCTCGCTCGTCCATGTCTTCTGCTAAGTTTGCATTAAAATCGTCTTGAGGTCTTTCCTCTACAACCTCTTCTTCGCCCTCAACTTCTACGTCAATTGGAAGACCCTCAGGTTGTTCAACTACTTCTTCTGCTAATTCCTCTGTTACTTTTTCTACTGCCATGATTAATTGTACCTTATTGGTTTAAACATATCCACTACAAGTCCGCCTTTGGACTTATAAGTTTTTTGTGTATTTCTCATTAGTGGAACCACTTTAATCGCATATGCATCGAAATACAAGCGTGGATCCCCTGCTGGAATATTTTTAGTTCCCTTTTCTGGATTCATACCAGAATTTACATGGTAAGTACTTTTAATTTCTTTTCCTTTAAGTGGATGCTCTGATGGGTATTTGAAGTTATCACTACTAACTTTTTTATATGGTTTTGTTGGATCTGATAGAGATATCTTTGTTGGCCCTGCGCTTGATCCATAGAACCTTGCGTTCTTACCCATAACATCTGGAAGTACTGCTTTACCCTTTTTACCTATACCTTTACCATTTGCATAACCGTAAAATCTTTCGTTACCCGCTTTGTATCCTTGTCTGAAACTTACTTTGTCAAACGGGGCAACGGCTACGTAATCAACATTCTCACGTGCAGCCTTCTGCATCAAATATTTTATTGCATGATCTCCGTATGAATCTGATTCAACCATTGGGAAGTAATCTTTTTTATCATCACTGTAAGTATTTCTTTGAGTGGTTAATCTTTTTAATTTTGTATTAATATCTTTCATAGATGCACTAATCGCATTTACTCTACCAAACTCATTGTTTGCTACAGCTTCATCTAAATCTTTAAGCATTTTACCACGTTGACCTACTAGTAAATTTAATTCTATTTCAGCATTAAAGGGATTCAGTCTTCTCTCTCCTGATAGTTGTGCGGCTTTAGTCATACTTTTTGCAATACTCTGGTTTACATCAGATTGTATTTCATTAATCATAAATACTTTTTTACCATCAGGTGTGAACCTTGTATCAAATCTAATATGGTAAATATTATTTACATCACCAATCTCATCTGTAAAGTGTCCACCTTTATTTCTAAATTTTGCGTTAGTTGTAATATCTTCTGGAAGTGTAAAGATAGTTTCTCTGTAATCTTTACCCCCTTGTAATGTGTAATTAGATTCATTTCCGTATCTAGTTTTATTGTTTTTTAAGGGTCCAACTTTATTATTTACTTCTCCAATAAGTTTGTTTAAAGCCCTTTTTTGATCTATAGGTAATTCACTAGTTAATTTTTTTAAAAACTCATTCATATTATCGAGTTGTGGTCTACTTGGTACGCCATCAGATTGTAGTTGATATTGCAATTCATCAAGGTTTCTTTTTAATGAGTCTGTCCCTCTATATTTTACTTGTAACGCTTGAACATAATTTTTTGCATTTTTATTAGCTACATCAAATGCTTCTTGTGCACCTTTGTTAACACCGAGTTCAATTGGTTTTAATCTATTGATAGGGTTTAGTTTGATCATTGCTCCTACTTCGTTAGCATCAAGCTTTAGACCAAATTTCTTTGCTGCATATAACAGGCCACCTGTAAGATCTCCTGCCTCATTGAATACTGCTAAATTGGAATCGAATAATTCTTCTTTGGATACACTAACTTCTTTACCGGCAAAGGGACCTGAATCGTATTTAAATCTTTTTTGCTCACGGACAGTTTTCTGTGCAGGCTTACCAAATATTTTAAAATTTACTTTTCTAGTTGATGTTAAATGATCTAGCCACTCATCTGCAGTGTACTTAGATCTACCCATTCTCATAGCCCAGTCATATGTTGATGAACCGAAAGCAGGTGCCATGTCATCACCCATCTGTAGGGGTTTTGTTTTCTTTAAAACTACTGGTGGATTTTTTAATTCTTGTGTAACTAATTCTTTAGCCTGTGCCTGTGAGGGTTTAGGTGTGTAAGTTATTTGTCTTGTCTGTTCTCCGGTGGTCGGTGTTGCTGAAGGTTTCTTCGCCTTAAGTAATTCCTTACCAGCTCTAAGTAATGCCTTTAGGGACATTGTCCCTCCTATGTGATTTTAGTAGGTTTGTTTCTACCTAGTTTGCATTTTACTTTTACTGATGTTCCTGACTTGTAACCCATAGGTCTTTGCATCATCATGCCACCCATATTTTTTTTAACTGAAATATCTCCGTAATCGCCTTTTTGAAAGTCTCTTTTTTTAGATCCTTTACCCATAACTTTTCCAATTCCTCTTGCAATAGAAGTAACTGGGTTTAAACTCGAAGCTATACCTAAAGCAGTTTTACCAAGTTTTTTCTTAAACTCTGTGTGTCTTGCTTTTCTACCTTCCATGTATCTTTCTCTTCTCATAGGTTGATTTACTTTATTTCCGCTTGATAAGAAAGATCTCAAACCTTCTTTACTTCTTGCTTCTTTAATATTTTTTTCAGCTTTTTTTCTATCTTGTTTAGATTTAAAACCAGCAGATGGTCCGCCTGTATTATAACCCATAGGCTTATTCATCATGCCACCACCCATTTTTTTCTTAACATCTTTTTTCTTATTCATTTTAGAA